TAGGTCGTCTCGGCCTACCGATACCCGTGGGGACGGTAGTAGTTGTAGTAGGAATAGGCACACTTACAACTATGGGTTTTACACAATGCCCCAACTCCTCCTCGGGAGTAGGGAGCGTATGATTGACAAAGTTAGCCATTTTTTAAGTCCTAGGAAAGTAAAGTCTCATCCCTTAAATCTAAGAAACCTTCATAAGACACAGGAGGAACATCACCATCAGTTATTACCGAATGCGACGGCGTTCCGAATGAACCTGGGACGCCCTGCTGTGTTGCTATTCCTTCTGGGAATACGGTCTTTCGTTGTGGATATCCAACTATATTAAACTTAACTGTAGGATAATGGCATAGACCGAATCTAGCCATCTTCCTCTTAGTATGATCACTGTCGGCATGCATTGTAGGCAGATTTCCATTTGTCATACCAACTTGCTGCCTATACATAGTATAGAAGGGTTGTTGCCATTCGGGCTGTATAACTTTATAGCCTAAGAAATTAGCCTCCTGTTGGTAGATGTTATTAGTGCCATACCTATCAATATACAAGAGCCCGTTATCGTCGTCGGTAGCATCGAAGGCGATCCCCCCACCTGCGGATACGATAGTAAAGTAAGCAACCTTCATATCGCCTAATGGAATCAGTCCACCTTTTTGAATTCTTAACCCCATAGAGTTAGGCATCCGCCATTGTCCAGGAGCCGTAGGTAGGGAGTTAACGTAATCCACATTAACATCAAAATCCTCTACCCACGAAGGAAGAAGAAGGTTAATAGTCTTCTTACAAAAGACTAAAGAATCAAGGTCCTTGGGCATAGCATTCAAATAGTTTCCTCCGTATCCGAAACCTCCTATCTCATTAGACACAGGATTAGTGGAGATGCTCATTCCTGCGGAAAAATATTTCGGAGTTCTCTCCGCATGATCCTCTTTATGAGTCCCTCCAACATAATCAAAGAAGTTCCAAGTATTACACGGGAGTCCATGATTCCCCTTACCATCTACGGTATATTGATTGACGAAATCGGCTAGATCAGAGGATTCTGTAGCTCCGTAGAGACCTGCATCCCATTCGGGCCATAAAGAAATCTTTCTGTCAGTAGGGAGATTTAAATATTCTCCTACTCCTCCACCGTGAGTGCTCCAATCGTGACCCCCATACTTGGTATAGGCTCCCCCCTCTGCGTTACCTAACCAAGACTTTAAATCTGCTTGATGATTATTATACAGGTATTCAATAGCAGCTTTTCTAATCGACTGGGGTGCTTGAGTAAATGTCCACGGATTAGTTAGTATCGAAAGGTCTATGCCCGTAGTCCCAGCACCATTCGTATAGTTTGTTACATTTTTTAAAATTCCCCACGGTCCATCGGTAGCCTGTGTATAGTTTTCATACATCATAAGCAAGCACCCCTCTGGGCCATAAGATAAACCACCTTGAATAACATCGGAATACATATTGACACCGTAGGAAGCCGATCTAGGAGTTATGGGGGCGGGTATTCTGTCTATAGCATCCTGAAGTTGCATAGTACCAACAGCAGGGTTAGCAAATGAGAGTGGTGGGTACGCCGCAGCTACACCAGCTCGTTCATTATATGATAACTCAGCTGTTCTTAAGAAGGGTCTAATATCAATTATGTCAGTTGTAGTTATATTACTACAATTTTTAACAACTACATATGCAACAGGGATAGCAGTCTGTCCTATATGTTGTAGATTAGTATTACCTCCTACCCCGTTACTATCTTCTGTTATAAGGAAGTTAGGAGTTATATTAACCAAATCATCAGGGGACGGGAAACTACCATGAATAACCGTTCCGTCTCTATCCATCAGACCATAATTAGCATCTACGTTAGCATCATGAATATTGGCTAGAATCTTTGGCATATCGGGGTCTGGGGTATTGGGTCCAAACTCTTTTGTTTTTATATGGGGTCCTTCAGCTGGATCGGGATCAATAATACCAACACCCGCTCCCTTAATTAAGCCTAATGTAGGTTGGGTAATTACTTTAGGAGTAACGCCCCCCGCAGTACCAGCTGAGTCATACTGCGCCAGTGCAGCAGAGGTGTCATCAATTGGCATGGAATAAACCACTAATAGATCTATTCTCTGTGTTGCATACGCAGACAAGCTTACATCGTTGCCGAATGCATCCTCATAGTAAAAATCATAAGGATCAAACGCAGGAATCTCAATAGTTCCTCCACGAAAGTCCACAACAGAGGTCCTTACAACCGACCGCCAGAACTGAACAAACTCCGTATGTAGAAGAGTTAGGTTTTCAAAGGTTCTTACAAAAGGTACATCATAATCCAGCTCTGCTATACTAGCGTGGTTAACTAAGGGCCAACGATGTAGCTGGCTGTTTCCTGGAACTATTTGCTCGGGTACACCGCTCTCTGTACCAGTAGATTTTGTTCCCGCCTCTCCAAATATAGGTCCTGGACTAACAGCCGCACCTCCAATATGGTGGGTAAACAAAGTCTCTAAACCCGTAAGTCTCATAGGCTCTGCTGTACGACCCAATACTGTGTTAAGATCTTGCTGTACGAAGTTCATAAAAAAGTCTGTGTACTCTTGACCATCAGCTCCAGGGTCATACGGACCAGGGGACGTTGTTGTTGGATCCCCCAGAGTTTCCATGATCTTAGGATAGGCTACCGTACCCGTGGTGTTAGATTTAATTAGATAAGAAAGATAGTCACCCCTACCATACATACTACTATTAATTCTAGCAGTAAACTTGCCAGGATTAACTGATATTGTTCTAGCACCTTCAGACTTTGCTCTTAATGGCTTAAGATTTTCGATGTCAATATCATCACCTGGTCTAAGAGGTCCACCTAATCCTTGTGAATCTAAAAAGAGTTGGTCCTTCATCCAAAGGACATTCTCTTCTAATTGACGTAATGGAAGGTTATCAACCTCGTAGTAATAAGGATCATTAGCCTTATAGTAACGAATGGGCTGAGTAAATTTATAATCCGAAGGAAAAGCTTGTAATGGCATCTTAATTATCTCTATCTAAATCAAATATGTTAGCGGACTTGAATCCTAACCCGTGTCCGTTTCTTTGGCCGCTTGTAAGTCCGAAGTCTCCTGCGTGACCCTCCCCGACTTCATCAGTAGCGTTCTTAATAATAGCTCTGTAGTAATTAACTAATTTCAACCTACCTGAAGTTCCTAGAGTTGCATTTTTAGCATTAGCAAAAGTATTCATAGCAGAGTCGTCCAACCACACCCTATTTCTATATGAAGGATCTAGCACAGATGAAACATAATAGAAAGCGGAAGCATCAACCCAGCTATTACTAGCTAAGGCACCTGAGAAAAGTGTCTCCACTTCGGAGTATATACCACTCAGCACAGTGGGGTCCACACAACTAACATCATACGGAGGATTATACCCCTGAGCTAGCAGCTGATAGGGCTCCCCTAATATTAAAGCAGAGGGAGTGTGGTCAATAGGTCTCCCAGAACTTCCTTGGAAGACCTCAGTGTCACCCCCGCCTCGTGTAAATCCTAGCCACTTAGCAGGACCCATTGGTGAGAAGTAGAGTCTAAAGGGTCCTCTGTTCTCGGAAGTAGCTTTACCATAGAATCCAGTAGGAGCACCGTGAGTATGCCCTATTCCAAAGGAATCTAGAACACTTAAGGTGCTAGTATCAGGTGTACTGCTTGGAGCCCCCGATACGGGAGTTCCAGTTGAAGAAGCCCACACCGCACTTGGTCCCCAATATTCCGCATCCGCAGGGAATGAAGTACTTACTGATAAATAGGAAGCATGTAATTCAGAATCATCAGCTATATTCCATATATATAGTCGGTTACAGTTCTCCCCAGCGGAGAGGTCGTAAACAGCACCTGAGGTTTGTTGGTTGTTCCAGCCTGTGGGGAAGTAAACATTTTTAGCATTAACCTTGCTTCCCCCAACAGCTTTAACACACGTTCCTCCCATAGTATACTTAGCCACAGTAGCAAAAGCGTTGTTGCCAGTTATTAGGGTCGAAGAAGGAACTAATCCTACATAAGAATCATCATCACTATAATCATATAAGTATGAAGCACTCTCTCCTGTTACATTGTATGTAGATGATAGAGAACCAGTCCCATCAGTAACCTCGTAGCTTACAGGTGGGTTTGGATAAAACTGAAGGTGACCTGCAAACTTTAAGCTCGAAGTCTCATCGTTATCATTAGGATTGTAATCCGCTATTTCTAGTGCACCACTAAGAACTAAGTAATCGTAATAGGAACCACCCTGCGGAGAGGGCGATGAGGTATCTAGGAGATTACCATCAGTGGCCCAATGCTCATGATAATCTCCAAGATCCTTCATATTAATAATAGAGTTCTTATTAGCTACCAAGCAAGCCCTTGTTGAATGAAGATCCACCATAGTGTGGTTTACACTAGAGCTTAAATCAAACCCACTAGCATCTAAGATACCATCTTTATTATGAGGAAGAAAGTTCATAACAGAGTTATTCTCTGCTAGTACATCTACTCCAAACTGGGATATTACAGTGGGACCATTAAACTCAACAGTAGAGTTATTACCAGCGTAAACTCCAGCATTTTTTCTTTGTTGTGTATAACTAGCAGGACCGATTATCAAAGTCTGCCCCGCATTCGACCCTACAACCTTCACGGAACTATCATTAGTTACTCTAAGCGCAGATCCCTTGATAGACGAACTAGCCTCATACAGGGATCCCTTGCCTGAGTCTCCACCATCAACACTCGCATTTGACCACCCATGCAACTCTATACGAGGATGAATAAGCTCTAACTCTGACCCTTCCGTCACAACCACAGCAGGGAGAGTACTCTTAGCAGTAGTACCATCCATATCCCAAGATTTTACTTTATGATTTCTAAGAAGGTGGAATCTACCATACTTAATTGGCATATGATCACTGTAAGTGGGGATCATCTTAGATGAGTTTAGTACAATATGTTGCCCGTTATCAACGAACCTAAATTGGGATCCAAAAGGGCTGTTCCTACATGCTCCTAAAGTGGTGTTTTCCGCATCTACCAAGTTTGGATTGTATTGAATAACAGAGTTATGTGCTAGCAGTCCCTCGTCCGCATTATGGTCAGAAGAGAACTCAGCTAGTATTGCTTCAGAGTTATCTAATGATATACCTACCCCATTTTGGAATGTTGCTATGCGTTGATTAAAATCAATTACGGAGTTTCTTGCTAAAATACCATCTTTAACATTAGTAAAGGATTGGAGAACTAAGTTAAGAACTCCTGATTTTGAATTACTAGCTACAGCCCACGCAAGGTCAGCTCCCCCCTCCGTAGAGGGTATAGTAACTTCTCTACCAGGAAACGGGGTAGTTAATCTTGAATTTATAAGCTCTATACCTCTAACATTATGGGCGAAGATGAATGGGCAATCTACTGGAAGCCCCCTATTCTCCTCAGTAGTAGCTCTCATAGTTATTTCAGAATTAATAGCTCGTAATCCAGGAGTATCATTATTTATATTTCTAACGTCTGTTGCGGTCTTTTCATAGTTTCTATAAGCAGTAAACCCCCTACTAAGAACAACTCGTGAGTTAGTAGCCTGTAACCCCGCATCTTTACATCTAGTCACCACACAATTTTCTACAGTAACATCCGACTCTTTAATATCAAAACCTATTGATATATCATGTGTGTTAGGAGTATTATTGGTAGCATCAGCACCATCAACACAGAAGCCTCTAATGTACACAGGTCCATTACAGTTTGTAACACAGATGCTAGAGACGGAGTTTCCGTAAACACCTCCAACAACTCTGACATTAACACCACCATCACCCATAGGGGCTCTACTAACAATACTATCGTCTGATCCATGTCGTACTACCCTATCCAAAGCAGCATCAGTAGTATATGTTTTAGCAAGGGGAGCAGTGAATTCATACGGAGTTGCAGTGGTAAAAGTATTTTGAATATCATTGGTTAGAACAGCGGTTATCCCATTAGTCGCACTAAGAGATCCAACCGCATCAGCCGCCTTCCACCACTCAGGAACTGACATAAACAAACGATGATGTTGTGCCCAAAAAGTAGTATCCCGCCCAGTATTAATATTAGTACTTACACTAAGTGAAGAGGTAGAGCTACATGTTCCACTCAAGTCCATAGAGCTTATAGTTAGAATACTAGACGCATCAGAAAAGTTTTCTACACTAGCACTAACTGTTCCTGATCCATTAAATATTTTAGCAAAGCCTCTATTGATAATCTCCAACCCGCCGTTCTCTTCAAACTGAATATCTTTAATATCAATACTACCCAAATGACCGCTTGCTGCAACTTCAATAATTACAGGAAATCTTAGGGTCTGGGGAAGGGCTTGTATAGCCTCATTAACGGTGGGAAAGGTTAATTTATAATCCGCACCAGAGTCTGACACATTTAACATCATACCAGTGACACTAGATGTGGGATACCCATGTTGCTCCCAATTAAAGTCCGTGCGCTCTTCAAGATCGTAAAGAGGGAGATTATCCTGCTCCCAATTATAAAAGGAACTTGAATCATACTTATAAACTGTAGGAGTCCAAGCAGGATCATTCCAAGGTCTCAAGAGCTGTGTAGTTCCTGAGGCTAAATAAAGGTCGGTATCTGTATCATTATGTAAAGGCATATTTTAAAAGCTTATCGTCCAACGGAAAACTAATGCAAACTCACTAGTTTTTGCTATATCAACAAAAGGTCTATATGCCACTAAGGGCGACCTAACATTAACCCCAGTTAATGGATGTTCAGATACCCCCGCTAAAGGGTTGTGCATGAATAAACCTATCTCATTTACAAGATGTCCATTACAAGCACCCTCAGGAATAAACATAGAATAAGTTACTGAAGTAGGTGATGATTTTCTTATACTATTCTGAGGTATATAGAGGAACCATTGCCCTCCTGCTCCTGGAGTTTGAATTCCTCCGTCTGGGGCCATAAGGTCATGGGTGTCTAGAACAACATCAATTGATGTGCCGTATTCGGCAGCCCCTCCCGCATGACCTAGTGCCGATACAAGGGAGTATTGGGATGAATCATAACTATCTATTACCGTATTACCACTTACCCCAATCTGAGCCCACCTAACCTGATAATCAGTTATGGAGTCTGCCCCTGAGCCAGCGAATAATAAAGCTAACCCTACCCCCATGCCCGAAGTAATTACATTATGATCGTCAAAAATCTTCTCCTCGTCACCACTTGGGAAGATCTTCCATATCTCTAAATTACCAGAGACTTCTAATTTTTCTATATCATTACTCATATCTTATATATATACCCTTTATATTATAGGACTACGGAATAAACCATTTTGAACTGATGCGGGAGTCTTCGGATAGTATATTAACATGCCTATCAAACGCTGTAAAGGCTCCTAACCACCCTATAGCCCAATCAAAGGTTAATGTGTAGTTTTTTGTTTTAGTAAACGCTGTATCAAATTTTTTATAAGCTAACATTAAAGGGTGATCTTCTGTCAATCCTAAGGGGTTCTTACAAAATAACCCAACCTCAGTTATCGACTGCCCATTACAGGTATGCTCATCCAAATTGATTCTATACTGAACTGAGTCTATAAAATACTTAGTAGTATACTCTGGTTCTATTTCTATAAACCACTCTTTACCTGGAGTAGATGAAACAATCGAAGAGGCGGTTCCAGCTGCCGAGGTCATAAAACACTCGCCCCAGTTAGTACCATCCGTAGACGCCTGAAACCCTCTATGCCCTTCAAATAACCGTAAATCGGTCCTATCTCCATAATCCCCAGACTCCATAGAGGCACACACTTGGAAGAAGTGAGAGGATGTTGCAAGGAGCGCATTTTCTGCATCATCGAACCCAACAGTGGATGTTCCTATCTGAAAGTAAGAGGGAACAAAATCTACACTTTTCTGTGAACCTGTATCTGTTAGCATTTCTACAACATTAACAGCAAGACCTTTTGTTAAAATATTGTGATCATCTAATAGAATTTCAGATGATCCGTTTTTATTATGTTTAGTTACTACTAAATGTCCTGCTAACATTATACCCACCCCTTAGTATCGAAGCATATCTTCCACGTTATATATAGGTCAACATGATTTTGAAATCCTGCTGCCGCTGCTTTGTCTATTATATCAGATAAACTTTCAACAAAAGTTTTCTTTGAAAAGAGTTTATATATCCTCTTTGAATCACCATTAGAGTCTACAAAAGAAAAAGGATTAGTACCCCCATTCTTTAAAGTTTCTTCTAAATCAATAGTCCACAACCCCAGCGTCTTAATACCCCCATACAGATTAAGAAAACTTACGTCAGGAGCACTTAACGTAAAGGTGTGAGCGACAGCTGGGGAGCCTATAAAAGCCCCAGATGTTGTAACAGCAGTGTCAGCACTAGCATTACATCCAGAAACAACCATTCCTATTGTATGATCTTGGTTTTCTGTGTGAAGGTAGCCTCTAATAAAGCCCCTCTTATCAACGGCATGTACTGCGTTATAATGCCCAGACAACCCCGTCGAGGAAGTGTAAGCTTCGGAATATGGGGTAGCATTAGATGATACGAGATAAACATCAATACCGTCACTAGGAGCATAACATCCCATAAAAACAGTAGAGGCATCGTGGATTGAACTTGGTCCAAAAAACATGTTCATATTATGTCCCATCTGCCCGTTACTCGTTGCTGAAGTAGGATTCAAAATACCAGTATCTATCTCATACTGCGTAGTTGTTGATGCTTCTAGGCTAATGTCTAACGGATCTGGGTAGGAGGGGAGGTGGTGAAGCCTAAGAACTGAACTTGCAGGGTAATCACCGATCACTTTTATTTGGGGTATAAGCACAGAGTCTGAGTAAGCCGTAGCATATTCATCACTTAAAGAAGAACTATAGTAATGCCCTGCTCGTCCTGGCCCGTAATACGTCTGTGCTGCCTTTCCTATGGATACAGCCTGTACTATGTAATTGGAAGTATCAAGAACGGAGGAAGAATCGGTTAGCCCCCTGATACTGGAGGGGGTTACCATAATATTGGCAATTATCTCCGAAGCACCGTCAACTATTAAATTGTTTTCTTTAGCTACTAATTGAGACTCGCCTGTTGATAATATAGAAAATACCTCTATTTCTCCCCTAATTCTCATACTATGATTCCTTAATCTCAATTGACGTTAGCTGATTATGGCCTGAAGATATAGCACTTACATACATAGCTGGGTCAGATCTATAATTTATTCTAGACCCACCACTAGCTTCAAAGACACTTGAAGTAGAAAATGCATCTCTACTGGCTACGCCATCTCTTAAGTAATTATAGAACTCAAAAGCTGTTCTGAGATCTTTTGCTTGTAAAGAATACTCAGTAAGCTCACGCTCTACGCTAGCTGCGTCCTTCCAAGTGAGATCCTCCATCTCTATCTTATTAAAAAGAATAAACTTACTCTCATCAGGAGTAAAGGCAAATATCTCAATAAAGTACTCTTGAGAAGTAGTATGCAAGTTACTTTGTCCTTGAGTACTCATTTTTCTTTTATCAAATGTTGAGCATCCACAAAACTCATCACTTAAAACCCAGTTGTTAGTATTAAATGGGATATTAATAGAATTAAACATTAGGGTATTCACTTTAGAAATAGGACCCTTTTTCTCTGGAGCACAACCAAGCCTAGGATCAGGAGAAACAGGAGGAGGACCCGCACCAGTAGCCACAGGAGTAGGTGGGCTTTGATTACGACACGACTCGGGGGTCACGACTGTAACTGCGGTTGGGGGCTCCTTTTGAGAATCAAGAACACTCATAGACGGAAATTGGTAGGTATGACTCAAACTTTTAACAGTATTTACACCATTCGCACCAATACCCTCTATTACCATAGGGGAATCATCTACAAAGGGTGTCGGTGTATTACGAGTAGTAGATTCCCCAGAGATCATGGATACTTTAGTTTTTTCCCACGCACCCTTAGGAGTATATGACCACACATACTTTGATGAAGTGTATGATCCATCTTTATTTCTATCTAAAAGAGTTTGAGTTTTTGTATGAATCCATACACCCAGCTTCTGACCTCCCAGACGCATCCCAGTTAAATCCATGTTTAAGGCATCAATCTTCAAATTATAGTCATGATCTGGTATCAAGAAGTTTCTCGTATTATCAGTACTAGCGGGGTTTATTTTTACTTTAAGTCTTGGAAGTCTATTCTGGTTTGCGGGGCGAATATGCTTAATTAACAAATTATCAACAAGGAACCTATTAGATCCCCAATCAGGAGTACCCTTACTTTGAGACTCATCATTACTCCTATCTAATCTAATCAAAGAGAATGTAGGATTTTGAAAAAGATCTGATTCAGAACCCGAAGTGTCTATAAATTCTATGGAGCTTACTAAATGCTCATTGCGCCACTCGTAATCTTGTACATAGATGTCATCTGTAGCATCAGCAGAAACGGACCCAAGACTACTCCCATGTACACCTCCAGAGGGACTAAGGACCCCACTACCTCCACCCCAGCAAATATCCACCTCAGAAGCGAAATCAAGAGAGGAAGCTACTAAGCGTTTACCAATACCATCTGTCCCTATAGCAGATCCGTCTACAGAGAAGTTATAGTTATAAATATAAGGACCATAGGTATGTGTTAGGATATCGGGTCCTGTATTCGTTTTGTAATTTAAATTTAATCCGTCACCATTATAAAAATCTAACCACTCATTATAAAATTTATTCAGCTTTTTACCAAACTTAAAATGGATAAGATTGTTTAAGCTATTATTACTAATTTCCGATTCTTCTAATTGATTAGCAATAGATCCAACAATATCAAGATAAGTGTACTTATGCCATGAGCTTAAGTCTACAGGACTTATCTTAGGCGAAGATACATCCCAATTCACGTTAACTGATCCGTCTGTATTGTAGTATCCTGAAACTATAGAGGAAGCCTCTGTTAACTTATCAAATCTTAAAACTTTATGCATTAACCCAATCATAGGATTTAGATTGTCTCTAAGTAGGAAGTTGAAACAAGCAGACGGGGCGGGGGATGTTTTTCCTCTAGACGGAAAGGTGTTGGATGTATCAACTTCAAAATAAGTATTTGAAGAATGCAAGTTCTCACAAATACCCCAAACCTCAGATATTGCAGAGGTATCCAATAAATTACCAAACCCGAAAGCGGGATCACTCTTTAAAGGCACACTTTCAAATGACATAGCAGACGGCACAAATCCTAAAGGCATACATCCAATACTACTAGTAAATCCAACCGCTGATAAGGAGACATTACCTGGAGTCCCCTTACCATCCCGCAGTGTAACCCCTTGAAGGGGTAAAGAGCTTTTAAAACTACGCCTTCTTATAGCATTTCTGGGGAGGCTAAGAAAGTTATTACGAGTAAATCTAGATTCATATGAACTATCAACTTCGGATCTCTTAAAAGTGGTTCTATCGGCTCCTACATCAGTTGCACAAGCACCAAACCCGTGTAAGCTCGTAGAAGCATCATAGTACCCATCACTAACAGAAGTATAAGGGGACATCCTAGTACAGGTTTTACTTGCTATTTCAGGAGCAGGACCATCAGCAACAGAGGATACATCGAGTATAGCCTCTGGGATGGAGTGGGCGGGTATAACCTGATCAAGGGTTCGGAGAACTTGCTGTACACCTCTACCCGTATTATGCTTTGCTAACCTATTTGTAAAATCAAAAGAACTAGCATTAAAAACTATTTTAAAGTGGGACGATTTACCATTCCACAAAGACAAATAGTTTATAGGATTAGGAGTTCTATCCTGAATATTTGCTACTACAGAAGAGAAATTTAAAGGGGTGGTGGCAGAGGGTGTAAACATCAACCACCCATTACTAATAGTTGTAAGCTCAGTAGTTTCTGTTACATGTTCCTTAATATAATCCAACACATGTTGGGCAAACACCTCAGTCACTCCAAAGCAAATTAGCTTTCTTTTTACAGCCTTAAGAAAGTTAGAGGTTATGGTACAATTTCTATAGTACTTTTCCATCTCCCAAGGGGGATTAGAATGTATTTGTCCTCTGTATTCAAAGGTCCAACCTGGATTATCTCTAAGTAGCAGATACTCTGACTCACCCTCAATATGAACAGTTCCAGTCATATAGGTGTCGTCTTCCATTCTATGCCACGGTCCCTCATATACTACATCAGTGGGAACCAAGTTATGAACAGCACCGTCTATCAAAATCTGCTTACCTGGATAGTATAAGGTGGCCCCCAGACCCCCAGGAGGAGTCCCACCAACAGGAGTCCCTATACCTCCTGGACCCGCATAAACAGCCGAGGCTTCTACGAACTGGGGACCTGGGTGCTTATCTCCTGCAAAGATAAAGTTCTCAGGAAACTCATACAGAAGTTCCTCTATGATTCTATCTACTGACAGCCTCAGATTTTCATCCATATCGTCGGAGCTATGCCTCGATAACCCCAGATCAAAAGCTTTCTGAGATGTAAACTCAGTAAATCCTCCGTCAAAGAAGCTAGAGTCCGTAGCCAAAGCGTAATAAAGCATATTGGGAAGATATGATTCCCAAAGCTCACTAATAGCAGTGCCGCTTACGTTAAAAACGTCAGCACCAAATAAGGCATCCACAAACATTTGTATGGATTTCTTAGTACCCTTTGCCTTATAGATATCAACGGCATTTCTTAGTTGAAGTCTCCAACGTGAGGGGTCGTCTCCTAGAAGCTTCCACCCAATAAGCTCTCCCAGAAGTTCTAGAAAAGAATCAGGGCAGTTCTCAATATCAATAAGAGTTGATAACTCCTCCGACTCGCTCTCCCTATCTGCTAAGGAGAAAGAGATGGCCTTTAGAAATCTGTAGAGAGGACCCTTACTCTCCTCATCTGTAATCAAAGACCCCTTGTCACTTGAATTACTTGATGTGTCCATGTAGTTTTGTAAGCTAGTCTTAACATGGTCATCTTGTAAATCATAAAAAGAAGGAGAATATAAAATATCAACAAGGGTGTGCAGTCTACTCTCTAACTGAGTACCACTTACATGCGGTCCTGCTGAAGTAGCTAAAGAAGAGACATAATTATCAGGAACCAGATTAGCATCAATAGATGATAAGCTACTGTAGTTTCTCCATAAATAGGATTCGAGAATTCTAATACAATCAGACAAACTTATGGACTTACCAAAATATAAATTACTTGCTATAAGTTTAGCTACTTCAGCAGATGTGGAGTATGAATCATGAGTAACAGGGTCTTTTCTATTAAGAAAGTATAACCATGATAACTTTTGAATTAAAAACTTGTGAGTACCTGATGAATCAGCGGAAAACGCAGCATTAGTTAGATCAGGAATTCCGCTATCAGGCTCAGGACAAGATACAGACGGAAGGAAAGTTCCACTAATGTAAGTTAGGAACTCTGCACTGGTAGCATATTGACTATAAGCTTTTCCTAAAGGATACAAAATATCTCTTTGAAAAACATTTGGGGTAATATTAGTGAGTTGGTTTTGTGATATAAAGAATCGTGATAACCCATTTATAGCATCAATACCACTAAGGGATAGGTCGTTAGGGATAGAGGACACTGGGAGAGCGGCAGCAGCGTTCTCACATAATACTATGTGAGAATTTAAAAGTTGATCTATCTGAGAAACTCCTGCTCCACTTAAGTCTAGATCGTCTTGAATGTAGAAGATAGGAGTTATTAACTCTACGGCTTTTATAAAGTTTCTTTTAAAGTAAGCTCTGGGATTATCCCTATCTTTTACAGTATTACCCGTACTAGTACTATTGATTGTTACATTAGTCTTGGTGAAGGGATCTTTTTTTATTATCCTGCGTGTTGACATTAAACTTCTACTACATTAATTGAAAAGTTATTGAGTTGTATTATCTCATTGAAATCTACTTTAATAGATTCTCCTATATTATCTATAGTGGCATATCTTACATCTGGTAACTGAAAAATTCGTCTCGCCAAGTCAGCAGAGATAAATTCCTTTCCAAAATCTGTGTTATCAACATGGAAGAAATCTAATATCTCAAAAGCAACTTGAGCCTTAATATCTTCTTCCTTAGCTGTTAATTCTTTATCTATCCTCACTGTCATAACCAAATCAAGGGTTCTAATGACACCATCAGCGATTACAACGTGATCAGTTAGCATTTTCTTAACCTCTATCTCAGTTAATAGATCCTTCTTAAACTGAGGAGTGGCTCGTGATAATTGAAGATCATTAGCTTTCTCTAGGACATAAACGTCAATTATATTAGCAGAACTATAAGCGTCTCTGGTTACTGCTGTTGCTTTCCCGATAGTTCCTTGGTTACTTTGAAAAGTATTAGCAAAAGTAATGTAATCTTCTAAGGTTACTACTCTGTCCTGCCTCTTGAATGTGTAGGGAGCCCACTTCTTAGCATGTTCAACAGTTTCTGCTTCTTGACCTCCAATACCTGGTGTAGTGTTCTCTAAAGTCCACTCTAAAGTTTTAGAAGTTGTCCCCTCAAACCCAGTTATCTGAACATTCATAGCTTCCTTAGAAAGGTTGCCTCTTGACCCGCCACCAACCCTATAGATAATTGTGAACTCAGAGTTTTCTGAGGGACTTATTCCTAAAATGCCATCCCCAAATATAACAGTAGCCCCATAAGACTCATCATACACAGTTTGAAATACTTTGTCTCCTTCGCCAGAAGCAGAGAACATTTTAGGAACTTCTCTGTACCTTCCAGTGGCCTCTGCATTGTAGACATCAGTGACAAAGACCTCAACACTACCATCTACTATGGGAGCGTCCGTCAGCGTTATGGTCTTTACACCCTCCGTAGTGTTGAATATGCCCCTCTGAACAGTCAAGGCACCCTCTACTAATGCTATATTGGAAAAGAGCGAACTCGTGTCATTGGCTGCATCAGAGACGGGGATGGTAAGAGTTGCTAACTCATCAGTTAAACCCTCTAAAGTACCGTCTGCTGCGACTCTGTACATAGTATAACTTACAGGAGCCGCATCCTGCTCAGAGATAATGGAGTATACCCTGTTGGCGGGGGGGAATGTTAGAGTAGTTACATCTCCATCAGTAAAAGGATTAGTAGAAGTACCTTTAGTACTTGTTATTTGAGCACCCATAGCTGCTGCTTTGGGTCCTAACAGTCTAACTCCAATAAGCTCTAATAGTTTTCTAAGATTTCTTCTATTCTTTACTGTTCTTATAAAGTGCTCATTAGCAATCATATCCGTCTTTAATGAGTTAACAGCCCCCATATAAGAAACAAGTTCAATAAGCATCATTCCTAAATCAGATTCAGAAAAGTTTTGGTAATCTAAGGGGTATACTGATTTTATATAAGATATCAGCCCGTCCCGTATATCCAAAAAATCATTAGCAGCAAAGTTAATGAAGTCTATTTTTTTTCTATCTGGTATCGTAACCAGTTTTAAGAAATCAGAGTCTACAGTTCCCGAAAATGTCATTTTAATACAACTCCCACATCAAATATCTCACGAGTCTCGTCCTTTAGCTGTACCGTTAGCACAATATCCAGCTGACCTAATGCTGACTCGTTCTCTCTTACAATAAGGTTTAGTATTTTTACGTTCTTAGCGTACTTTACAATTCCTTCTATAATAAAATCTCTAATAATTCTAACCAAAATTTCATCAAGAGGCTCAAATAAGAATCTACGAATAGCTAACCCAAAATCAGGAAGCATCACTCTTTCGCCCTTTTCCGTAAGTAAAAGCTGTCTTAAATTATTACGAACTAAATTAACCCCGCTGTGAGCATTGTAATAATTAGATTTATTATTCTTATTAATATTAGTTCCTACTATAGAATTAGCAGGATTTTGCCCAATAGGGTAATTCAACCCAAGCACTTTTTCTGTTCTTGATCTTACTAAACTCTTAGTAGGGACTGTGGGAGTAACCCCATATCTGTTATTTTCTGTTGTTACAGCCACTACCCACCTCCCAGTACAATATTATTAAAGAATCCTTTTTGAGCGTTAAAATTCTTGAGAATCTCAGAAGAAACTAACGCCTTATTATATAGCTTAACACTACCAACAAAGCCCTTAAGACCACTTGTTATTCCACCATACTCCGTACCAAGGAAATTCATACCCTCAAAGGAATCCGTCTTACCTAATTCTATAGTCGTCATACCGTCAGTATAACCCCCTCCAATTATCCAAGGAGTAAACATAGACCCCTGAGGACCATTCCAATACCAGAAATCAGCCCAACCTAACTGCGTAGGATCATGGTAACTAATAGGAGAAGCAGGAAGTGTTGTTGCATATATCTTTCTATAATGAAAACTATTACCAGCTACAGGGCTGGGGATCTGAAGCCCAGGTTTTCTTCCAAATGTAGAAAGATAATTTTGAGATTTCAGTAAAACTCCATCTAAGTATATAGAGACCTCCCCATGCCCCTCGTCTGCTAAAGGATCACCAGTTATAGTAACAAGCTTAAAGGATGAAGAAACGTCACCTATTCCATCTGAGGCATCAACGGACATGTGGTAATAACCAGGAGTTCCCGCTGTCCCTCGTTGGCAATCAACTACATTGTTTGTTTTAGATATAAAAGAAACACAGCTAGTATTAACAGACATGGTGGGAATAATAGAGAATTTAAGAGGAATACCATCTTTCTCTAATTGATTAGAACCATTTGTATTACTAGGAAGGCCATCCTGAGTTATTCTTCTATCTCGGGTGAATCCCACAATTAAACCCTTAATGGTATCAGAATCATCCGAGTACCCTACGGCATTTTCATCCGTAACAATCTTAGCGCCACCCCTATTCTCATTAGATAGTACTAACCTGAATAAGGAGGACGCATCTGTCTCTGTCTGACCATCTGCGGCGGTTCCCCAAGCACTTGAGGTTGTTAAATCAGGAACATGTAACCAAGTTTCAAAAGAAAATCCAGAGTTTTTATACAAAAGGCTGTCTACTCTATCGTCTTCTGGTAATTTAACGTAGCCGTAAGGCTTTCTAGGAGATCTTAAATACTGGGGGCTGTCGGACCAACTAGCTGCCTTATCACTCCCCCCAGTACCTGAGAATAGTGTGCACACCCCACCTAGCCACGGTATTCCTAATCCTGATGGGAATACCGTCTCTAAAGAGGAAGCAACTAATTGTGCCCCTAGGTCCTTTGAATCTAATCCAACACTATTAAGCAAGTTATAATCGTCCGCATCGGGTGCCACAAGTTTGGTATCTAAAAAGTTGTAAACAGCTAATAATCCATCAGTTGTTATTTGATCATTAGTAGCTAGATTATGAGCCACGGTTCCACTAACACTTGAAGATTGATAAGGAAGACCTCCAGTACCTATATCGGGAACATGTAGGTACTCAGCAAATAATGCAACATGAGGGTCGTCAACTACAGTAGGCTTAAAGTTTAAAGGGAGTACTACGCTAGATACTTCTCCAGGAGAAAAGGCGAGGGTCTGCTGGCGTTCTACGGCTAGGGATATTCCCGCAGCATCTAGTAAAGAAAAATCATTAATGGGGATAGTACCCTTTTTAATAGGAATCTTATCACCGTCTTCATTTAAGGTAAACCCTAAAATAGCTATTGTTTGGATCTGCTTTTTTCTCTTTTTAATCTTAACACTATGCGATGCAATGTCGGTATAAAGCTGTTGACGCTGATTAACAATTAATGCAGAGTCCTCAGTATAGTCTCCAGTTCCCATCAATTCGGTTATGTAAGCAGAGGAATCATAAACATGCTTATTTCTAGCATCTATTAGAGTACATAAGAAAGTATCATTAGAATAGTATTCCTGCATTGCGGGACTGTTATCTATATCAGCAAAATCAGAATCATAATCTACAATAGAGTTAGCAAACTTTGTAAAGTCTTTTAAGGAGACCGCCTCTCCCTTGCCCTTACAATTAGGATCATAATCAAACATCCACTTCATGGAGTGAGAAGGGACTATACTAGAGCATTCCACGATATCCTCAAGATTATCAGGCATATCGAAGCCTCCTCCCTCAAGGTCGTAGTATAGTCCCTTTTTAGATAAAATAAACTTACCCTTTGTTGATATAGGAGGAGTCCTCATATCCGCTGTAGTGATATAAAATTTCTCCTGTGGAAGCTTAGATAGGACTTCATCATCACCAGCAGTCCAAACCCCGCCCATAGCCTCGCAACTCTCAACATCTGAGTACTTTTGACCTAAAGAGCAATATCCCTTGTTCTCACAGCTATTAGAAACAGCTAGATTAGTATCTAAAAGAAGTTCATCTAATCTAATACCATCTACTGTTTGACACCCGTCAAAAACTGGCTCTGGGTTACTGTCGGGGTCCGTCATTCTGTCAGAAATTATAGTAGTTATTCGATTTTTAATCGCTTGAGCTTCTTGAATAAATCCTAAGGTACTCTTTAGCTTAAACTTATGCTCTTCATATACTTGAGATTCATTAGGGGTTCCACCTGTAGGAGGTGTAATGACAACTGTATCCCAAACTCCCCCTGCTAAATTACAAGCTTCTTCATTATTTATAGAAGGATCATGGGATCCGTTAAGTAAGCACCCACTAGAATTAAAATTAACAAACTGATCCGCTAAGGGTCCCGCCCCCTTTTGCATAGATCCAAAACTTCCTAATTTTGCGAACAAATCCTTTGCCCTGTCTATCTCGGAACCTATACAATCGGCAGTATTAAGAAGTGCGATGGCACCTGCTGCTAACGCAGCCGCATACCCAACAACATCCCCCAAAGCCCCTAGATCCCCCGTAGACAAAGCCATTTCAGAACTAATAGAGGCATATCTGAAGTCTCCACGATCTGTGGGGAACTCAATAATTCCAACACTGTATAGAACTTCTCGTGTGATCTCCCTCACAACCTCCTGAGCCATCCTCACAGCGTGTTCAAGGTCCTCGCTTATGGAACCTAACACATGGGAGGGAATACAGTCTAGGATGCGTGACGGGACTGTGAGGAGGTCTGTTGGGACTCCGAACTTTAACTGTAAACCTCGCCCCGTAGCTTGCATTTGAACAGGACCACCCATAACCGTAATAGCTTTATTGTAATCAAAAAATCCCATATATTAACTCGATTGTCCTGCAACATCCTTAGGGTCGTTGTAATGACTGTGATTAGAATGGTCGCTTCGGCCACCATCTGGATACATCTTTATAGTACATTGAGAATCCCCACCGCCAGGGTCGGGATTTGAGTGTCTAACACCATTATTATCTATCCAAACAGTAGGTCCTGTCATATCTACCCTATCCCCAGCATTAATATCTATGTGAGGTGCATTCATCTCTATAGCCTCATTACTTGTCATTGTTATTTTCTTCTCTGCAAGTATATCCACGGATCCTCCCGTAGTAACAACCACCTTACTTGAGGGGCCAGGAGCATTAATGTATATAACCGAAT